ATTCCTATTTTGGGCTCAACACTTCGTGAAGACTCAAAATTATTTCAGGAAATTACGAAACACGATACACCAATTTATGTGGCACTTGATCCAGACGCAGAAAAGAAAGCGATGTATCTTATTCGTAGTTTAATGTCGTATGATGTAGAGCTTTACAAGATCGACGTGACGGGGTATAAAGATGTTGGTGAAATGTCTACACTTGAATTTTCACGTCGTAAAAAACGAGCAACCCTAATGACACAAGACTCGTTTATCCAAAAATCATTAAAACAGGTGGTATAATGACAGTATGCGTAGTTTCTGTGCATTGGTTTAATGCAACAGATATTTTGGCAGTCTTTGATTCTTTTGAAAAAGCTTCAAAATTTGTAGAACAGCATTCAAAAGACACAAAGAATAGAAAAGAAAATTATTTCATTGATGAAATGGTTGTAAAATGATTAAAATATTATGACAATAGGTGTTTATAAAATTACAAATATATCAAATGGAAAGTTTTATATTGGATCTTCTCGAAGATCGATAGAAAGAAGATTAGCTATTCATAAATCTAAATTAAAAGCTAACAATCACGGTAATAAACATTTACAATCTTCATGGAATGAATATGGAGAAGAAAATTTTAAATTTGAAATTTTTGAATCAATAGAAAATCCTGAACGTGTTTTAGAGCGCGAAGAACAATTAATAAACGAATTACAATCATATAAAAAAGAAATTGGCTACAATAAGTTAAGAAAAACAAAAGAAAACCCAATGTTAAATAAAAAAACTATTGGAATGACTGGCAAAAAGCACAGCGATTTTAGTAGAGAAAAAATTAGGAATAATCATGCTGATTTCTCTGGTGCAAAAAATGGAAGAGCAAAATTAACTTGGAAAGATGTAGAAGAAATAAGAAAACTATATTTTGAAGAGAAAATTATCTTAAGAATTATAGCAGAAAAATTTAATCTAGGTATTTCGACAGTTTTTCATATTATTAAAAATGAAACTTGGAGAGTAAAATGATCAAACTTGCACATCTATCAGACACGCACATCAAACTCTTGCGCGATCACAATCATTATTCAAAAATCTTTGATAAGCTTTATGAGAAGCTAAAAGAAGAAAAGCCATATGCAATTATTCACTGTGGCGATCTTTTTCACAATAAAACAAATTTGACACCCGAAGCCGTTAAAATGGCTGGTGAGTTTTTAAATAATTTAGCAAATATTGCTCCAACATATATTATTGCAGGAAATCATGATTTGAACCTAAAAAATGGTTCTCGTCTAGATTCTATTACTCCAGTTGTCGATTTTCTAAATCACCCAAATCTTCATTATATTAAAAAGGCCGGAGAAGTCCAGATTGGAAACAATATTGTTTTAAATTCTCTTGTTATTAATGATGAAGATAACTGGTCAAAGATTAGCGATCCAAATAAGATCAATATTGCTCTTTATCACGGTTCTGTATCTGGTGTTCAAACAGATATGGGATATGTTATGGATCACGGCGATCATGATATTGGAATCTTTGAAGGCTTTGATTATTGTTTTCTCGGTGATATCCATAAAACAAATCAAGTTCTTGATACAGAAGGTCGTGTTCGTTATCCTGGCTCAACTGTACAACAAAACTTTGGTGAAACAAATGATAAAGGTTTCCTAATTTGGAATATTGAAGATAAAGACACATTCTCAGTAGATCATTTTTCTATTCCTCATCCATCACCATTCGTTACAATTGAACTAACACCAGATGGTAATTTGCCAGAAGATTGTCTTGTTCAAGAAGGCGCTAAATTGCGTCTTGTATCGAACAATCATATTTCCTTGCAGGCTCTTAAAAAGGCCGTAGATATCGCTAAAACGCGTTTTAAGCCCGATTCGGTTACAGTCCAGAACAAACCCGGCAAGCGTATTAGCGTAGAAGAATTAACCAACGAAGTTGAACATGAAAACCTTCGTGATGTTCCAACACAAGAAAAGCTTATTAGTGAATATCTTAAAGATTATAAGCTTGATGAAAATGTTTTGTCAAAGGTGTTTGAATTTAATCGTAAATACAATACAATTGCAGAACAAAGTGATGATATTGCTCGTAATGTTCATTGGAAACTAAAAAACATTGAATGGAGCAATTTGTTTAATTATGGTAAAGATAACTCTGTTGATTTTAGCAAAATCAATGGTGTTCTTGGTATTTTTGGTAAGAATTATAGTGGCAAATCAAGTATTGTTGATTCAATTCTTTGGACAATGTTTAATTCTATTTCAAAGAATGTTCGTAAGAATGTCGATATTATCAACCAAAATCGACAGGATGCTTCTGCTAAAGTAGAAATTGAGATCGATAATAAAGTTTTTACCATCAACCGTCAAGCAACCAAATATACAAAGAAGCTCCATGGTGAAGAAACAGTAGAAGCCAAAACATCACTCGATTTTAGTTCAGTAGATAATGCTACTGGAAATAGTGAAAGTCTAAATGGTTTAGATAGAAATGAAACAGATGCGAATATTCGTCGTGTTTTTGGTTCTATTGATGATTTCCTATTGACTTCAATGACAAGTCAAGTTGGTTCATTAGCATTTATTAATGAGGGCTCAACAAAACGTAAAGAAATTCTTGGTAAGTTTCTTGATTTAGAACATTTTGATAAGAAATTCAAACTTGCCAAAGATGAAAGTGCTCTTTTGAAGGGTGCAATCAAGCGTTTGGAAGGTAAAGACTTTGATTCTGAAATCTCGAAAACATTAACAGAGATTACAGATAATGAAATTCTTACAGAACGCAACAAAACTAAATGTTCTTCATTAAAACAACAACTTGAAGCTTGTCAAAACGAACTTTCAGAATTAAAAGCAAAAGTTTCTGCTGGTCCAAAACAGGAATTTATTGATCTTGATAAGGTTCTAAAAGATATTTCTCTAAAAGAACAGGAAGAAAGCGAACTAAATAATAAATCTTCACAATTCCAAAAAGAATTAGAGAAGCGTGAAGGTGTTTTAGTTCAACTTAATGAGGCATTATCAAAATATGACTATGAAAAATTGAAACTTGATAAGAAAGCTTTAGAAGACTTAAATAAGAAAGCTGTATTAATCGAATCTGCTGTTCAAATGCTACAAAAGCAAAAGAAGGATCAGCAGAAGCAGATTTCTATTCTTGATAATGTTCCTTGTGGTGACAGTTTCCTATCTTGTAAATTTCTTGTTGATGCTGCAAAACAGCGTGAACTTGTACCAGATACAGAAAAGAAACTATTAGAGAATGAATCTTTACTAAAAGAAGTTGAAGAAAAAATTAAGAACGATGAGACACTTAAACATATCAATAAATTTGAGCAATTAAACAATAATCTTCACCTTCTTGATAAGGAAGTATCAGATTTTAAATTAAAAATTGAAAAGAACAAAGGTCAGATCGTTGCTTGTCAAAAAGCCATTTCTGAATTGAGAGTTCTTGAAAAAACATATCATGAAAATGAAGCTTGGATGAAGCAACTTCACGATATCAAAGAATCTCAAAAGGAAATTAATAAGAAAGTAGTTCTTGCTCAATCGACACTTGATGCCTGTGAAACAGATACAAACAAACTGTATCGTGAACATGGTTCATTGGTGAATAAGAAAGAAACACTTGAACGTGAAAAACTAGAATTAGTTAACTTACGAGATGAATTTCTTGCTTATGACCTCTTTTCTAGAGCAATGCATAGCAACGGTATTGTTTATGATATCATTAAAAAGAGACTTCCAGTTATCAACCAAGAAATTGCTAAAGTCCTTTCAAATATCGTAAATTTTGAGATTTACTTTGAAGATGATGGTAAGAAACTTGACATTTACATTCGGCATCCAAAATACGATCCAAGACCAATTGAATTGGGTTCTGGTGCCGAAAAGAGTATTGCTGCAATAGCAATTCGTCTAGCACTTATCAAAGTAAGTAATTTACCTGTTGGTGATATATTTATTTTAGACGAACCGGCAACTGCACTTGATGAAGAAAATATGGAAGGATTCGTCCGTATTATTGATATGATTAAGACACAGTTCAAAACAGTTATTCTAATTTCACACTTAGAGGCTCTAAAAGATATTGTTGATGATCAAATCATTATTGAATCGGTGGATGGTTTTGCCAAAGTAAATATATGAGGTAAACAATGATGTCAGAAGAGACAAAAATAAAAATAAGAAGTGCCCTTATTGATAGGGGCTTAAATAAAATGATAAGTAGAAAGCTCCTTGTGTGGGGTTTTGCTACAGTTGGTGTTCCACTTGGTTTTATTACCGGCGATCAGTGGGTTCAATTAAGTATGATCTATATCGGTTCACAAGCCGCTATGGATTTTGTATTGAACTACGCCAAAGTTAAGAATGGTACCCAACAATGACACTTACTGGAAAGGAAAAGGCTGCAAGATTTTATACCCTATTTTCTGTTGCAGCTATATTCGGTCTAATTCTTGCAGTTCTTTTCCTTTTCACGCAGTTGGGAAATGAACAACAAAAGAATCAAACTTTGAGTGATAAAATTGATGCAATGAGTAAAAATCATCAGGCAGAGATTTTAAATTTAAATAAGAAACTTGGTACTTCTCAATCACAATTAGTAACACAAGAAAACTTAAGTAAGCAATATAAAGACGAACTAACCAAAAAAGATGCAGACTTTGAAAAAGAAAGAAAGAAATATAAATTAGAAATCAAAAGTCGTGATGATGTGATTGCTGAGTTAAAAGGTAAAGTGAATGGTGGTAAATCAAGTGCTGGTGGAAATTGTAAAACAGAAAATGGTGAGCCACCAAAAGTAGATTATCATTGGCAAGATAATTTAGAACGATTTAAATTAGATGATCCAAATGTGTTTGTTGAGAACAATGAACATTTTGAATATAAATTAAAATTATCAGTTAAAGGTGAAGTTTTTACAGATAAGAACGGTAATATACAGACAAGAAAGATAGAATTCCAAGAAGTTTATGGTAGCGAAAATCAACCGGTCGACGATTCACATATCGAAATTGTATCAAATGACTTTAAATATACAAATGATGATAAGAAGAGACAGAAAGTATGGTCAGATATCTTTACCCTAAGACCAATTGGTACTTTTGATATTGCATTAATGCCAGGAATTGGTCTAGAAATATTAAATCTTGGTAAACTTGTCGATTATTCGAATATTGGTTTATATACTAAATTATCAGCAGATTTATCTGATCCATTATCTGGTAGTTTACAGAATTCTCGTATGGGAATTGGCATAGATTATCATATTGCGCCGCCATGGCTTAAAAGTAATTTTGCTGTTGGTGCCTCTTTAAATTTGCCGTTTAATCAGTTAAATAATCCAGTATTAACAATAGATGCAATCCTCTATTTGACAGAGGATTTAAACCCATTTGCGGAGTGATAAATGAGTGAACCAAAAAAAACTATAGAATATATTGGTAAATTAGAACAAGCAATTAAAAAACAATATGGCGAAGAGGCTGTAGCTAATCCACGACAGTTTTGGACACCAGAAAAAGAGAAGGAATATCAACAACAAGTTAAAGAAAGTGCAGAAAAGGCATTTAAAGTTGAAGAAAATGAAGATAAAGTAGAAAAAGATGGATTTTTAATTTCAAAAAAACTAGTTAACAAGAAGAACAATAAAAATTGTCCTGTTTGTGAGAAGTATATACTTGATCAAAAGGATGATTTATATTTGTTTAAATATGAATGTTGTTCTGCGTGCTATATACAGTACGTAGAAGATAGGGAAATGAGGTGGAAAAATGGCTGGCGACCTACAAAAAGTAAGTGAAGCACTACAAAAATTACTAGGTGATTTAGAATTATCACTTCGTGATGCAGAAAAATTCGATAACGGTAATGCTTCTGCAGGTGTCCGTGTTCGTAAAAAGGCACAAGACGCAATTCAACAATTAAAAGAAATCAGAAAACTAGTTTCAGAAGTTAAAGAAGCTAGAAAAACTGAGGAGTGAATTAGATGGCAACTATATCTGTTGAAGAATTAGTCAAAGGCATCAAACAGGCAGCAGCAAATGCCTATGATGGTGCCAAAGATAAAGATGGTAAACCAATTAAAACTGGCCTTGAAAGAGAGGTAGAATTAAAAGATAATCGCACAATGCGAGCGATTGATGGTTTTACTGTTAAAGTTTGTTCACCAAAGCAACTATGTGTTACTTACCATCTGCAAATGATGGCAAGGCACAAATTAGCTGCTTTAGAAAACAAATTAGAGGAAGAAATTGAAGACCGTATCAAAGAGATAGTTGCCTATATTAAAAAAGAATTTAAAAACGTAACTGGTTCCGCTCTTAACTTAAAGATGGTTGGTAAAGTCCAATATGAAGTAGAAGCAGTTTCAATGGTACGTACAAATTTAAAAGGTATGTGCACATACGAAATTTCATCTTCAGAAGATCCAAAAGAACAAGAAGATGAATTAGCCAACGATAATGAAAAAGAAGCTGAAAAAATGCTTGCAGTTGGCAAAGATAAGTTTCCTGGTGCTAAAAAGCCGCAAAACGATACCCGTAAAAAAGAAAAGGGAGAAGATAAGAAATGAAAATTACTGAATCTCGCTTAAAAGAAATCATTAAAGAAGAAATGGATAGACTTTCTATTGCAGAAGAGGCGCCACCAGATATGTTTGGTGAACCAGATGAAGAAGGTGGAATGGCACGGGGTGAATTATTTAAAATTGCCAAATATGGTCAAGAAATTCGTGATATGTTGAAAGATGACGATCAGCTTCCAGCTTGGGTTCAATCAAAAATCACAAAATGCGCTGCTATGATTGGTGATGTTAAACACTTTCTAGAAGGTCAAATGGCCGATCAGAGTGATGAAATGACACCAGAAGAACCATCAGATTTAGATGATGAAGAAGTAGAGATAGATGATTCCGATCTAGAATCAGATGAAGAAGGTTCTTTAGATGAAATGATCGCAGAAGAATTAAAAGCAGTTTTTGAAAAAAAAGTAAAAAAAAAGTGAATCCTTGGGCAGTCTGTACTAGTGCAACAGGAAAGAAGAGTGGCAAGAAAAGAGAAAGATGTATAATGAAAATTAAGAAGAAACAGGGAATGAAATAGAACCTGCCCAAATTAAGCGAAAAACCCAACTATTTATTGTAGTTGGGTTTTTTATTTTATGGCATACAAATTAACAAAAGAGCAAGTCAAAGACGAAATAAGAAAATGCGGTAACGATCCCATTTACTTCCTAAAGAATTACGTAAAGATTTCACACCCTTTAAAGGGTCAAATACCATTTACAACATTTGATTACCAAGATGATTTATTAAATGATTTTAATAATCACAGATTCAATGTAATTCTAAAAGCACGTCAGTTGGGTATTTCTACCATTGTGGCAGGTTATGCCACTTGGCTAATGTTATTCCGTCGTGAAAAGACTGTTCTCGTTCTTGCAACCAAATTTAAAACAGCTGCCAACTTGGCTGTAAAAGTCAAGAAGATGATGAAAAGTATTCCAGATTGGTTGCGTATAGCAGAAATCACAGTAGACAATCAAACATCATTTGAATTATCAAACGGTTCAAACATAAAAGCCTCTACAACATCCAAAAGCGATGCGGGCCGTTCAGAAGCTCTATCGTTATTGATTGTGGACGAAGCTGCTTTCGTTGAAGGCATGGATGAATTGTGGACAAGTATCTTCCCAACAATCTCAACCGGTGGTCGATGCATCGCCCTTTCAACACCAAACGGTGTTGGTAATTGGTTCTATAAAACATATAGTGAAGCAGAAAATGGTGTAAATAATTTCCATCCAATTAAATTACCATGGGATATCCACCCAGATCGTGATGAAGATTGGTTCCGCGAACAAACAAAGAGTATGTCTCGTAGAGATATTGCTCAAGAATTTGAATGTTCATTTAATATGTCTGGTGAAACCGTTGTTCACGGTGACAATATGACTGAAATAAGAAATTGTATTGCTGAACCAAAACATCGAACTGGTTTTGATAGAAATTATTGGATTTGGGAAGAACCACAACCAGGCTTAACTTATATGATGGTTGCAGACGTTGCCAGAGGTGATGGTGGTGATAATTCAGTTTTCCATGTATTCCGTATTGATACGATGGAACAAGTAGCAGAATATCAGGGCAAACCTGTGTTAGAAATGTTTGCTTCGATGCTTAATTCTGTTGGCAGAGAATATAGCAACTGTTTATTAATCGTTGAAAACAATAACGTTGGTTATAATGTTTTAGAGAAGTTGATTGAGATGGAATATCCAAATCTTTATTTCTCAACTAAATCAAGCCATGAATACGTTGAACAGGCAGCTGCAGAACTACAAAATAATACAGTTCCAGGATTTACTACAACTTCAAAAACTCGTCCATTAATTATTGCAAAAATGGAAGAATTTGTTAGAAACAAAGTAATTAAATTTAAATCTGGACGCTTGTATCAAGAACTTGAAACATTCGTTTGGAATAATGGCAGACCAGAAGCAATGCGTGGATACCACGATGATTTGGTAATGTCAATGGCTATTTGTTGTTGGGTTCGTGATACTGCCTTAACGGCAAATAAGCGTGAATCAGCCTATACAAAAGCTATTTTAGGGTCTATTATGAAGGCTAATTCAAAAATCAGTACACTTGTTCAAGGACAAGCTGGCTATAAACAAAATCAAGTATTCGACCCACATGGTGAAGATTTAAAACAAAAATATAAAGATTTACTTTGGCTTATTAAAGGATGAATAAATGGCAAGAAAAAATTTAAACAGTAGAGTAGAAGCTAGAAATAATAACAGAAATCCAGAATCTGAATTATTTAAGAGATTAACGAGACTTCTTTCCGGTCCTATCGTTAATAAGCGTGCCCAATTTTATAGGCAAGAAAAGCGTAAAGATTTAGATAAATATAATTTTAAATCTGCCAGTGGAAAATCATTCCAGAAAACAGATTATAATCCATTTGAATTTATTCATACGAATATGATGAAAAATCATAATCGTGGTGAGCGTTATGCAGAATTTGATCAAATGGAATTTACACCAGAAATCGCCTCTGCAATGGATATTTATGCAGATGAAATGACAACATGGAGCAAACTCCAGAAAATGTTGATCATCGATTGTGATAATGAAGAAATAAAAAATATATTAAACAATTTATATCACAATATTCTTAATATTGAGTTTAATCTATTTGGCTGGTGTCGAAATATGTGTAAATACGGTGACTTTTTTCTGTATTTGGACATAGATGAAGAAATTGGTATTAAAAATGTAATTGGCCTTCCACCGCACGAAGTCGAAAGATTAGAAGGCGAAGACGAAACAAATCCAAACTATGTTCAGTATCAATGGAATACCGGTGGTATGACATTTGAAAATTGGCAGGTATCACATTTCCGTATTCTTGGAAATGATAGATATGCACCATATGGTACATCAATTTTAGAACCTGCACGTCGTATTTGGCGTCAATTGACCCTATTAGAAGATGCTATGATGGCATATCGTATTGTTCGTTCACCAGAACGTCGTGTATTCTATATTGACGTTGGTAATATTGATCCAAATGACGTTGAACAATACATGCAAAAGATTGTTACAACAATGAAACGCAACCAGGTTATTGATGATAAAACTGGTCGTGTTGATTTACGCTATAATCCAATGAGTATTGAAGAAGATTACTTCTTGCCAGTTCGTGGTGCCACTTCGAATACAAAAATTGAAAGTTTACCAGGTGGTACTTATACTGGCGATATTGAGGACGTTAAGTATTTAAGAG